TTTGTCGAAGAGGGTGACAAGTCGGGCATCGTTTGGCGATGCGCGCTTGACCGGGCTCGCCTTCAACGCTGATCCATCCCTGTTCGCACTCGTCGCAGTACGGCAGAGGCGTCGTCGTGAGCACACCTGAGCTGCTTACCCACTCGCTCGCAGGAAAGTTTTCTGCATTGATCTCTCTATAATTTACCATCCGTTCGTCGCTTTCGTCGTGTAATCGGCCCCGGTCGCCCAGGCTCGATCGATCTCTTTCATTCGTTGCTGTTGCTCGACCGTCACGGTGTAGACGTTGCTCGGCTTAGGAGGAGCTGCCGGTGTCGAGATGCTTGGCAGGTGCCCCGAGGCTTGGAGCGTCACCCAATCGATCGCGCTTTGAGGAGCGATGAGCTCCTTAGTCATCTTATTAAACAGCTCGTCACCGATCAAGAGCGCGTCGCGCACATCGTATCGCTTATGGTGCTTGACCTGTCGGTGCACCTCTTGTCGATAGGCGAGCCGATCATCAATGCGCGAGACATACCAGAGACCGTCGCGCAGCTCCTCGGTGATTGGCTCAGGCTCGTGCTTTGACCAAGCGTCGTCCCAAGCTTTCTCGAGCACCTTCTCGGTCGGCTCTTGATCTGAGCAAATTAGTTTTGAGTGTGGGTAGGTATGAGGCTGATCGTTTGGCACATGCTGCTTGCATCGATCACACCAAACACTCCCCCTCTCAAACTCCCAATAGACCTCGCTCGACTCCTCGCGCGCCTCTGGCTCTTGCTCTGCCTCTATTGGGTTATATTGAGTATTATTGGAGTATATTGATATGTACGACAGATTTGGTGAGTCGCTGGCCAATTCTGTCGTAGTGCTGACCAATTCTGTCGTATCAGCTACGACACTTTTGGTGAGTGCCAGATCTGTCGTATCAGGCTTGACCAAATCTGTCGTATCAGCGCTGACCAATTCTGTCGTATCAGGTGTGTCATTCTTGGGTTCTGCCAATTCTGTCGTATCAGCTTTGACCAATTCTGTCGTATCGGTAGACCATGATGTGCTCGACACTTTAGGCGATGCACTTACCAAATCTGTCGTATCATCATTGACCAATTCTGTCGTATCGTGAGCGCGCTTCAAGACCTCTCTTACCTTGTCTTGATTAAGAATCGTGAATGACTTGTGATGCAGACCTGGGCCTCTGACCTCAGCGTGACGAAACAGCCACCCAGACTCAACAAGGGTCTTGAGATGGCGCTGCACTCCTCTCGAGCTCTGGTTGGTAGCGAGGGCCAATTGGTCAGCGCTGATATGACCGCTCCAAGCTTTCCAATCCATAAGGACATGAGCGCAGATCAGGAGAGTGTATTTTGATGATGAGTTAATGCTGTCATCTAAGCCGATGGCTTTAAAGATTTGAGCGTTTGTCAGGTGACTCATGCGAGCTCCTTAGTGCTAGGGTGTGCCTACCTTGTACAGATGAATTGTCCTCTCGTCAACACTCAGTTACTTTTCTTGTAAAGTCCACTTGACATCAAATAACAAGTCAGTTATCACCAAGTGTGTCATCAATCAAAAGGAGGTCGAGCCATGACCCTCAAGTCTCAGCTTCAAGCTGATCTCAAGTTCAACAGATACACTCTTTCTGACCTAGCTAAGGAAGCAGGTCACACAAAGAATCACGTCTACGCCATCCTTAACGGAAAGACAGAGCCCACACTCAAAGCAGCAATCTGTTTGAGCTATGCTGCCAACCGACTCACAGACAAGATCTATACGCCAGATATGTTCTTCACCATCGCACAGGAGCTCGACAAATGATCGACGTTTTACTCATCCTCTTTGCCTTTGTATTCTTACTCGCACTCTGTGGTCTCATCGGTCTCGCGACTGAGCGCCTCACTCGAGCACCTGAGCCAGAGCGCAAGCCTGATCCCTTCACAAGCCGACACCTCAAGCGTGACGAGATCGCGCACCTCGTGCACCAAATCGCGATCCTCGATGCGATTCACCCGATCGGCCCTGCCAACTATCACGACTCGACACAAAACGATGTCGAGCAGTTTGTCAGCGATCGCCTCGGTCGTCGATTCACTATGTCAACTAAAGACTGGTTTCACATCGTGCGTGCTTGGCATGTCACACGAGGCCAAACAATTCACGATCGCTGCGAGCGCTTAAAGCTACGCCTCGCCCTCAACATCTAAACAACCCTAACGAATGGAGCAAGACACATGAGCATCTATACACCAAAGACCCTCGACCAAGCCAAAGAGATCGCATCTCTTATCAGTGACAACCCTCGCGACTGCCTGCGCCTGCACGCTGCCTTTGGCGCTCACTTTGCCGGTGATATGGCAGTAACTCAGAACAACGCATACATGCTCAAAGGCAAGCCAAGCTTGAACGCTGATGCGATGTCAGGCGTCGTGCGTCGCTCGGGTCTCTGTCGTTATATGGTGATCACGAGCTGGGATGATACGCACTGCACATATGAGTGTGCGCGCACCGATGAGCCCGAGGCGATCAAGCATGTGTTCACCTACACGATGCAGATGGCAAAGGCGCAGGGCTTGACCCGCAATCGCAACTGGCAACAGATGCCTCAACAGATGCTCAGAGCGCGAGCGCTCACGCTCATGCTGCGCGCTGTGTATCCCGACGCGACCTCTGGCATGTACAGCCCAGACGAGATCGCAGACAATATGAGCATGAATGATGATGAGCGCGCGCAGATCAGTGCCGACTCACTAGGTGAGGAGCTCCGCGCACCGACCAGGCAACCAAGCTCAGCACCGAGGCCGAGCGCGCCACCTCAACAGCACAAAGCCATCGAGCACAGCGCGCCACCGGTCGAGGATGCACAGGCGCAAGAGTATCAGCAAGCAGCTCGCGAGCTGTATGAGATCTCGCAGATCGGTGATCTTGATGAGGAGACAGGCGAGATCAGCGAGCACGAGTGGGAGAATCAAGACGATGTGCAACAGATCATAAAGCGAGGGCAGAGCGTCAAAACTAAAGACGATCTCGAAGTGTTTGTCTGTGGCCTCTGGGCGCTCGCCAATAAACCAAACAACGCAACGCCAGACGCGATCGACGCGCTACATAAGCGAGCAATCTCGCTCGGCATTTCAGATGCTCGACTAGGCATCTTCTAAGCAACCTCAAATCGTGGTGGGGCATACGACATCACCCCGAACGAATGGAGACAGCTATGAGCTTTCAAGCTTTAAAAGATAAGAATCCCACATCGACGCTCAAGCGCTTTATGCGCGAGGTCGCTCCGATGCAATTCGTGCGCGAGATCTATGTGAACGCAGTCGAGGCAGGCGCGACGACTATGCGCGTTTATTTCGATCCTCAGTATGAGAGGCTCGGCACCAAGAAACTATGCTTTGCAGACGATGGCAAGGGCATGACAGCACGAGAGATGTATGAGTATCTCGCTCAGTACAACAGCAGCTCCAAGACGACCGAGGGCAGCTACCACGATAATTTTGGCATCGGTGTAAAAGCGACGACGTTACTCGCGAACCCTTATGGCGTTGTGTTCCTGAGTTGGTCATCTGAGAACCCGGAGGGTGCTATGATCTGGTTCACTTACGACGAGGCAGGCGATCGAGTCGGGCTCAGGCCGATCGAATACATCGAGATCGATGAGGATAACGAAGAGTACACCGATACGCTCTGCACGCATATGAGTGATGGCACTCGTGCAAATGTCGTCGCGCTCGATGATCTGCGCCTTGCTTATCCCGATGGCTTTGAGGGCATCAAATGGTGGGAGTGTAAAGAGATCGCCAAGATTAAAGAGCATGGCACGATCGTCATGCTGTTAGGCCAAAGCAGCTCAGATCACTCGGTCGGTGTAGATTGGTCAGAGCGACAATTAAACCACTATCTTTCAAGTCGATTCCTGATGGCTTCGATCAAGATACGATCGCAAATTAAAATCGGTGTAGGTCAAAGCCCTAAAGGTTTAATTGAGAGCCTAAATCGACATATTGAGCACATCGACTCTGTAAAGGCTGATCGAGGCTTTGTTGTAGATGTATTCTACATCAAGCCTCAAGATCGCAGTAGCAGTAATGGGCTTTGGAATCAGGTTCAACAGCGCACACTTAACG